TAGAATCGCACGAAAGGGAGTTGGCCATCGTTCTGAAGCGAGAGGGGCCTGGCACGGTCAAAGCGATGCAATACGACGGAGTACCGGGTGTAAAACTGATCCGGCCATCGGATGACTACATCGACGAAATCACGTCCTTGAACGCGAAAATCGACAACGACAAGGCGAGATTGGAAGCGAAAAAGGCAGACCTTCGGCAATACCTTTCGAAGATGAAAGGATGGTCCAAACGCTTGACGGGTCTTGAACTTCAAATCTTCCAATTGCAGTTCACCGGAGACAAACCCATGACCAACGAGGAGACGGCCAAGGTTCTCGGGTATTCCATCGGATACATCAAAAACATCAAAGTCAAAATCTACGGGAAGATGGAAGACACCTCCAGTTAGCAAGATGTGACTTTCTTGTGACTTTCAACCTAAAAAACCGTGGTAAAATGATATTGTAGGGACTGTGTGTAAAAGCACGGTTCCTTTTATTTCCCTTTTGCGGCCGGCCGGATCCACAAGGAACTATTTTCCCGGGTTGCTCCTCCTCCTACTGGGAAGATATTCCCGAGGGTCCGGTGTACTTCCGGTCTGTTTCAAACCGTCCCTTTTAAGTATTATACATAATATGTAGTATTTACTTCTTCTTTTGCTCTTTGTCAGTAATCTCTTTAGTAGGTAGTTATTTGCGCATCAAAAGCCTCCTGCTAGAGGTAAGAGGGGCGGGGGCTTGCTTCTAAGGGTCTTTTAGTGGGGGTCTTTCAAAAAAGGCCCTTTTTGACTTTTCGTGAAAATAAATATTTTTTATCATTTCCGAGGTAAGGTGGGTCGAGATGTCAGCAAGAAAGCAACCAAAACCGTCGAATATTGTCGAATTCAAGACCGATCCACGCAAAGGGCTTACCTACAAGCAAGCCAAGTTCTGTGAGCTTTACGCTGCGACCGGCAAGAAGGGTGAATCAGCAATCAAAGCAGGGTATTCTGCCAAATCAGCGATTTGGCAAGTAAATGCGATGTTGGAATCCAACATCCTCGTACGGGAGTACCTGCGATTCTTGCTCCACGACCAAACGAGTGACATGGTGGCCTCGATCTCAGAAGCCCAACGCCGCCTTAGCCTTGCCGCCAGGGGCGAGATGAAGGAAGAAGTCATCGTGATGGAAACGATCGTCACTCATAAGCTTGACAAGCGTGGCAAGAAGGTCACCGTGACCAAGACCAAGCCGAAGATCGTCGAGCGGTCCATCCAAATCCGCGACAGCTTGAAAGCCGCCGAACTGTTGTACGGTGTGATCGCCGACGCGGTTCCGGAAGCCATCGCCGATGCTCGACAGTCCAAGACCGACGAGGCTTTGCTGAAAGCCCTCAACAGGCATCAAGTCACATCGATGCCGGACTTGGAGCGCGTGGTTTACGAGGAGGACGAACCGGATGTACCAGCAGTCAACCCCGCCTAATACCCAGCCCAATTCCCGATCACGTTCGAAAAAGGTCGAGGAAGACAAACCGATTTTCGATTTCAATTCGGACAAAATCCTTGACGCCATCGCCGTTGGGATGCGGGACGATGCCAGGCTAATCGTCTTTGAGGGCACGGTGCGTTCTGCCAAGACGACGACGGCCATTGAATTGCTGCACTTGCGAATCAAGTTCAAAATGACAGCGAAGTATGCCATGATCGCCTGCGAAGACTATGACGCCGTTCGAGACAACATCCTTGAGGCAAAGACTGGACTCTTGGCGATCCAACCCGAAGAGTACGAATTGATGCGGTCCAAGATCGGCGGATACTTCGTTTCGGTCAAAGGCACCGACAAGCACATCCTGATCTGTGGGTACTCCAACGCTAGCAAATGGAAGAAAATCCTTGGTAAAGACCTTGAGATCATTATGGTGGACGAGGCCAACAACGCCGACGAACGTTTCATGGAAGAGGCATTGACCCGGCAAGGGGCGACAGAATCCCCCTTCATGATCCTGACTCTCAACGGCGACGACCCAGCCTTGCCGCTTTACGAAAACATCATCAACAAGTGCGTGATCGTCGGAGACTGCCCGGCATCGACGCGGGCCATGATGGCCGCCGTGCAAATCAAGAAACGCGGGTACTTCTACTTTCACTGGACCTTTGACGATAACCCGGCTCTGACGCCAGAGATGAAGAAGACGCTGCGGCATCAGTTTCCGGTTGGGTCCTACTATCACAAAATCAAGATTCTTGGTGAGCGTGGCAAATGGGGATCGCTCATCTTCGCGGACTACATGAGCCCCGATCTGATTACCGACCTTTACATCACCGATCCGAAGACCGGAGCAAGGCGCTTGGACCCGAAGTACAACATCACTCGGTTCGTCCTTGGCGTCGACATTGCCGAATCACGGGCCACGAACGTCTTTTCCCTCGTTGGGTTCGACAGCACCTATTCCCGTGCTTTCTTAGTAGACCTCGAAGTATTCAAATCCTCCGAAGGGGGAATGAAAGTCGGGTACGCGAAGAAAACGGCGATGCTGAAAGCGTTCCTCGCTCGCAACGGAGACAAGGTGATCGAATGCATCTCGCTTGATTCCGCCGAAGGGAACTACATCCAGGATCTCAAAGGTGAGGGGCTCGGAATCGAAGTGATCCCGTCGTACAAAGCGACGATCAAGCAGCGTATCGATCTCAACATCATCCTATTCAGCAAACGCCGTTTCTTGTTCGACATACGCTGCATTCAAGCGTTCCAAGCTTATCAGAACTCCGTGTGGGTCAAAGGCAAGGAAGGCAAAGAGCGGGAAGACAGCAACCTCCCGATGAACGACATGATGGACGCAACGGAGTACGCCGAGACGGTGCACATGAAGACGCTGTCCTACGCCGCGGAACGATTGGGGGTGGCATAACGTGGGATTTTTTCAGAACATTCAGCACAACATCAAGACATATTTTGACAATCGATTCGCCGACAAGCTCGAAAGGGGGCTGCGTATCTTGAACGCCAGACTTGAATATAAACCGGTGTATCAGAAGTCCCTTTCGGATCTGATGACGCCCGAACGCTTCACCACGAAACTCAACGAACGCCGGGCATGGTACATCGGCGACCCCAATATCCTCCGCAAACTCTACACGACCGACTTCAAGAACTATTCGGCCGCCAACGGTATTGAACTCAATTATTTTTGGGAGAAAGCCCCGAACACGACGATGATGGTGCATACCGGCATCCCCGGCCTGATCTCCGCGAAGATGGCCACCCTTCTTTTCGGGCTCGGGTTCGATCTCAAGGTTGAGGTCTTCAAGACCACGAAGACCAAAGATGAAAAAGGCGTTGAGGTTGTCACTCAAAGCGACAAGGTCGACGAGGCCAAGTCGGCCAAGACGCGGTCCATGATCGTCGACACCATCTTCGAGGAACTAAGCATCATGAACCTTTGCAAAGAATCGGCCGAGGACGAATCGTGGTGCGGCCACATCGCCTGGAAGTATTCTTACGACCCGGACATCACTCCGTTCCCGATCCTTGAGGCGGCGGACCTCACCAACTTCATCGTGACGAAGGAACGCAATAAGACCACCGCCATCACCTTCCGATCTTGGAACGATTCGGCCAAGAACGCCAATAAGAAATCGTACCGGCTCGACGAGATCTATACGACCGTCCGCAAAAACGAAGCGATGCTATACGCAGGCATGAGCTGCAATAACATCATGCCTTCGGAGGGCGACGCCGTGATCCGCTACGAACTTCACTATCTCGACGGAGACAAAGACACCCTCGTCCCTTATGCCCAATGGCAAAGCGCGTGCCCTGAACTGGTCGGCAGCGATACCGATCACCCGCTCCGGGAAGCATACGTTTACAGTGGCCTGAAGAAGATGCTCGCGTTTGAGAAACCGAACCGGCGTCCGAACAGCGAGTTCCCTGGGTCCATCTACGGTGGATCCGACTATGACCGCTCGATCGGCTCCTTTGACAAGCTCGACGAACTGTGGAGCGAGAACGCCCGGGAGGTCCGCGAAGGCAAAGACATTCAACTGATCCCGGCATCGATGATCCCGAAAGTCGAAGTGATCGAGAACAACCGAACCGTGATGAAGCCCGGCAAACTAGACAATTTCCGCCGGCATATCATCCTGTCTGAAGGCTCCATGGATCAGAACTATCAGCCAAAAGCCGAAGTGATCACCGTCCAACACAAGACCGAATCGATCGTCAGCAAGTGGAAACTCGAACTTGGCACCGTCTGCAATAACTCCCGCATTTCGCCATTGACGCTCGGGGTGACCGGGCTCGAAGCTGTGAACTCGGGAGAGGACAGCCAACGTGAACGCAACAAAGCCACTTTGGAGACGCGGAAGGACAAGCTTGGTCTGTGGGGACCGTTCCTAAACAACGCGATCCTTACGGGGCTGATGTTGATCACGTGGATCCAAGACACGGGGGCAACGATCCCCGAGCTTGAGGACATGGACATTGATTTTGATAACTGCAATATCAAAGTCACGTTCCCGGACTATATCGTCAACGCCGAGAACGCCGACGTAACCATGGCGGTTCTCGCCAAACAAGGCGGCATCTATTCGATCGAACAAGCCGTAAGGACGGCGCATCGATCCGAGAAATGGACCGAGGACGAGATCCGGCAGGAGGTCGAGCGCATCAAGTTTGAGCAAGGCGTAGCGATCGACAACCCAAACGCCCTTTCCATGAACGGGCTATTGCCTGAACCGAAAAAGGAACCGGAGCCCGGCAAAGAGCCGGACAACAACGGAAACCCGGACAACAAGACCAAAACTCCTCCGAACCCAAACGGTGGTGATCCCAATGACAAGAAGTGAGGCGCCTCCGGATGGCTGAACCGCGCGTCATCGTTTCCCCGAAAGAGAACATCGCCGAACGGCAGGTAATCAATGTCCAGGATGCCCAAACACGCATTAAGGAACTCATCGTGCAAGGCTACTATCAGCGCACACCAAAGGCCGAATTGGAAGCCCAAATCGCCAAGGTGATCCAAACATGCGCCGATGCCTATCCTGAAACCTACCGAGAGAGCGTGCGGAGAACGTTGGCCATCAATGCCCAAAAGTGGCATTATAACTTCTTCGAAAGCATCCGGGTTCTTAACTATTCCTTGATTCGAAAGGCGGCGGACGTCGACACCGTCCGCGATGCCATCCGCGTTGAGAACAAGACGTATTCGGTTGACGTTCAGCAGATCGCCGGGCTCGGAGCAGAGCAAACCTCCACCATCGTCGACAGATTCCGGCCATTCTTGACGGAAGACCGCGTCGGGGCCCCGATCATCGCGGAATATGAAAAGGGCGTCAAAAGCCAAATTCGAGCGCTTGCATCGGATCCTGCTAACCTGACGAGGGTTGACAAGAACGGCGACGTGTATAAGGTGAACCTTCGCAACTTCGCCGAGATGCAGACGAGGTATGAAGCGAACCAAGAGGATGTCAACCGGCTCAAGACCGAAGGCGTGAAACTGGTGTGGACATCAAGCCACGCCGATGCCTCGGGACGTTGCGCCCCGTACCAAGGGCGGTTGTATAGCCTTGACGGCACTTCCGGAAGAACCCCCGACGGAATACCCTATACCCCGCTCGACGAAGCATTGTTGGGCCCACGGGGCGACGGCAACGGCATCATCAACGGGTATAACTGCAGGCACCGTCTGATCGAGTATTTTCCCAAATCAAAGGCACCGCGGGAAGTCGATGACGAGAAGAACCGGCAGGAACGGTATATCACGGCACGGCAGCGCGAATATGAACGGCAGATCCGCAACATCAAGATCGAAGAACGGTTGGCCGCAACGGCCGGGAGAAAGGGTGAAGCCCAAGACTACCGCAACCAGTGGCAAAAGCTCGACGAATCCTACCGCTATTTTTCAAACTCCCATGGCCGGGCCTATTACGAATGGCGGACCATGGTGACCAGTGACGAGGTCGACTGGAAGAACAAATGATCCAAGGTTTCAAGAAGGGGAGAAATCCCCTTTTCACATTGATTTCGAGTTGGGAAACGCAGATTCCCGCACGGCGGAGCGAAAGAAGCCACTCATCAAAACTGGACTGAACCAGGCTAAAAAATGAGAGGAGAGAAACATTATGGCATTGAAGCACATTGGGGCGGATCTGAAAGCCCTGTTGAATGATGAACAGATTCGGCAACTTGAATCGCTTCTGAAGGACCAAGATTTCATCATCGAGACGCCCAAGAATTTCCGGCCGCTCGACCGGGTCAAAGAAATTGAAACCGCTCGGGATGATTTCAAAACCAAATACGAGGCAGTGAACGGAGAGCTCGAAAAACTGAAACCGCTCGCCGCCGGGAACGAAGCGCTGACGAAACAAATCGCCGATCTGCAAACCGCTCACGCGAAAGAAAAGGCGGACTATGAAGCCAAAATGTCCGAGCAACAATTCGGCTTTGCCCTTGCCAACTCAATGAGGGGCTTCAAACCGAAGAACGAAAAGGCAGCCCGTGCCCTGTTGGACATCGAGGCCGTCCGGAAACTCCCGATCAAAGACGACAAACTGGACGGGTTCGACGCCATCATGGCCCCGATCGTCAAAGAAAACCCGTACTTGTTTGAAGTCGAAACAAAACCGCAGCTCGACCGGTTCGGCCTCCCGATCAACAAGACGACCGGGCACGACCAATCGATCGACGAGAAGGCGGCCGCAATCGCCAAAGAACACGGAATCACATTACCGCAACAAAAATAAAACCATTGAGGTGAAAGAAAATGTCCAACTCCATCGCTTATCCGCAAGAGAACATCAAAGCGCTCGACCTCGCTTACCAGGTCGGGTCTCTCACATCCTTCCTGGACAACACGCAGTCCAAGTGGGAAGGAAAAGAATTCAAGATCAAACGCATTTCCGTTCAAGGCCCCGCCGCTATGACCCGTGGCGGAGCGTACCAAAGCGGAGACGTCACCGCAGCTTGGCAGACCGTCACTCCGGACTATGACCGCGGACGTAAGTTCACCGTCGACGCCCTGGACGAAATCGAAGCCCTCGGCCTCGTGACCGATGCCATGTTCGAGTACGAAGGAACCTGGTCTATCCCCGAAATTGACGCCTACCGCTTTGCCAAGTACGCAAGCAAAGCCGGCCTGAGTGTCGCCACCGAAGCCACCCTGTCCACCGCTGATGCTTTCCTCGCCGCCCTCATCGTCGGCATGGCCGCCATGGACGGAAACGCGCCCGCCAATGGCCGCGTCCTGTTCGCCGAAATGTCCCTGTTGAGAGCCGTTCAAGGCCTCGACACCACCAAATCCCGCGAAGTCCTCGCCAGCTTCTCCAAAATCGTCGGGGTTCCGTCGAACCGCTTCTACACCAAGATCACGTTGCAAGACGGGTCCACTTCCGGGCAAGAAGATGGTGGATTCATCCGCTATGGATCGCAGTACCCCGCATGGGCTGCGGCCACGGCCTACACCACCGCTGATTACATCGAAATGTCCGGCAAAGTGTACCACTGCACGACCGCCGGAACCTCTGGGGCAACCGCTCCCACTTGGCCGTCTTCCGGAACCGTCGCCGATGGCGCAGGCACACTCGTTTGGACCTTCGTCGCGGTGTCTGGACACGCTCTCAACTTCGAAATTGTCCATGGGGATTGCCTCGAGCAAGCTATCCGCCGGAATGTCACCCCGATGGACGCCCCCGATGCGGACTATGATTCTTGGAGAATCTCGAACCGCAAGTACGGGTTCTGCGACGTCAAGACGAACAAAACCAAGTACATCTACACCCACAGCAAAGCCGCGTAAGACCATAAGGCGGAGCCTCATAGCCCCGCCTTTTCATCAGGCTAACCGTCTGAATCCGGTTCAACTCCGGATGGCCTGACCCAACCTCAAAGGAGGATCCCCAAATGGTTTATACAAATCTCAACGTTCAAAACATCCGGGAGAGGACCGGAATCGATTTGCTCCAAAAATATCCGGATCCGGCTTCTTCCCAACGCGTGATCGACGAAGCCACGCAAACGCTCATGGACTACATCGATAGCAACGACCCGTATTTTGATGCATCAGACTGTTCTGAAGCGCAGGTGGAGGTTCTCAACCGCGCCGTGATCCATCAGGTCAAGTACGTGATGGCCAACGGAGACTTGTCCACGCTTTCCGGGATCGATCCCATATCAGGAACCATCATCGACCAAGGACGTTTGGCACGGTTGGTCATGTCGGAGCAAGCAAGGCAACTGCTCAATAACCGGCTGATCAACAGGATGTATTGATCATGTACGGCGGTTTTGAAATCCGGGCGGGGCAACCGTTCGATGCCGTATGGTACCCGCCATTGTCGGGAGACAACGGGCAAGAGCAGCGCTCGTCCAAATTAGGATCCACGTTTTGGTGCAAGGAAACGACGGCCGGGCAAACGTCCCGGGAGTTCCGTTCCGGGGTTGAAGGGAAGTCATTCAGTTGCATTTTGGCGTCGACGAACGTTTCCAAGCTTCGGGACGTGATCATCGTCGAAGGGCAGGAGCCCGTGCGCATCGATGACGGAGGCTCGGTATTTTATGACGGGTCAAAGCGAAACGTCGCCTACGCCCAATTTGACAAGGCAAGAGGGGTATATTACATCGCATTGAACTAACCGCGAAGGGGGGCTAAACCATGGGGGCATATCTTGACCGGCTCGACCAGGCCGTGGATTTCCTGGTCATGCTCCTGAAACTTCGAGCTCCGAAGAAAAGCGGGACGCTTGCCATGGATGGGATCCGCAAAATGTGGGACCCAAGCAACGGGCTTCCCTATATCGTCATCGGCGGTGAGCCGGCTCCATACGCCATTTATACAAACGAGCCGTGGATCTCCGATCGGTGGTTCAACAAAAGGACCGGTGTGATGGCCGTTAACCCAAATCAAGGGTGGGTGCAACAAACCTGCCTCGAAGCCAAACCAACGCTCATTGCGATCCTTTCCGGAACGATGGACCTTGAGGAATATTACACGCTCATGAACAGAACCGGAGACGAATTGCAATTCGCAATGCAGAGTCTATCGCCCATGCCGGCGGCGGAGGTATCGTAATGGCACGAAAGACCATTGAACAACTGATCAAGCCATACATCGAAATTGCGATCCAAAGTCTATTGACGGCGGAGCATACGAACGCGGGGAAGGAACTTCACACCATAAGGCTGACGAATGACATCCAACACGCCGACGCAACCGACACGCGATTGACCATTCCTGCGGTCATGACCACCGGAGAAGTGGCAAGAGCCACGGCAAAGGACGTCCTTCAGTTCAAAGTGCCGGTGTCGTTCACTTTCCTTGTGGAAGCAAACTTCATGGAAACATTCCTTGAAGTCATGAACTCATATTGCCTGACGTGGCATCGGTACCTCGATTCCGTGACCGACGATATGGAATCGGATTCCACCGCGGACGATGTCACGTATAACTATTACTTCGATTTGCGATCTGCAAAACCGGCAGGAGACCCATTCTCCCGAGACCTCAAGTATGTGGGGAACGAC